GGTTTTCGGTCGGGCCGCCAGCAGTCTCGCTCCCTGCTTTGCGTGCTCTGCGAACCTTTCTTGACGGTTTGCGTTCTACGGCGGAATGCGCTAAGCCAGCCGACAGCGCTGACGGAATTGCCGAACGGTATCTCGTTTGCGCTGGGCCGCGAGGAGATGCTGGCATACTGTTTCACTTCGCTGGCCGTGCTCCGCACCATGTTCAAAACGGTTGAGGAACTGGATGCCGCAGTGATCGCGGCGTCTCAGCGCGTCGGAACTGCGCCGGAAGGACCCGTGCAATGAACGTTGCCCTGCGCCTGCGCAGCGCGTGGAGCGGCGCATGGAACGCCCTGACCGGCGGATCGCCTACGGCCTTCGACGCCGCCGGGCGTGGCGGATCACGCACGGTGGTGTGGAATCCGCCGCCCGCGAATTTCGGCCAGTTGCGCCAGCCGCCCGCGGTTCTGTGGCGTGCGCGTGACATCGTCCGCAATAATCCGTGGGGCAAACGCGCGGTCGAGGCGACGGTTTCGGGCGCGATCTCGACAGGTATCAAACCGATGCTGACGTCCGATAGCCTGCGGCTCAAAAAGCGGGCGCAGGATGCATTTCTCGCATGGACCGACCAGTGCGACTTTGAAGGCCTGCGCGACTTCTACGGATTTCAGGCTGATCTGCTGCGCAACGTGCTTATCGACGGCGAAGCATTCTGCGTGCTCTCGCCCACGGGACGCGGCGCCGTGCCGCTCGAACTGAAACTGCTGGGGCCTGAGTATCTCGACCGTTCGCGCGTGATCGTCGGCAAGATCCTTGATGGCATCGAGTACGACGCCATGGGTCGCCGCGTGGCCTACTGGCTCTATCCGCAGCATCCCGCCGGGTTCCCGAATTCCCACAGCGTGCGCGTGCGCGCAGAAAACGTGTTGCATATCTTCTCTCCGCCTGCGCCGGGCGTTCCGAGGGGCATCTCCTGGTTGCAGCCCGCCTTGACCAGCTTGCATGAATTGCAGAGTTTTATGGAAGCCGAGTTGGTCAGGAGCCGCACCGCTTCGCTCTTCGCTGGATTCGTGAGAACAGCTGACGGCAGCAATCCACTGGCCGACCAAAACGGCCAGTTGACGCTGGAGCCGGGCAGCGTGAGCAGGCTTGCGCCGGGCGAGGACGTCACCTTCAGCACGCCGCCAGAAAGCCGCTACTTCGAGCCTTATGTGCGGACGCAGTTACGCGCCATAGCCAGCGCGTTGAACATGCCGTATGAAATCTTTTCTGACGTCAGCCAAATCACGTTCGCATCGGGCAGGCACGCGCTCATCGGTTGGAAACGCTGGCTCGAAATGCTGGTCAACCACGTGATGGTCTTCGAGTTCTGCCGCCCGGTTTGGGATCTGTGGGTCCGGTATGCGCTGATGACGGGCGTGCTCGATGGCTCGGTCGAGGACTACCGCCGGGTACGCTGGGTCGCGCCGCCGCTCGAAATGCTGGATGCCCGCGCCGAGGTGCTGGGCTTGCAGGCGCGGGTTCGCAACGGCTTCATGAGCCGCACCGAGGCCGTGAACCAGACGGGCCTCGACGCCGAGCAGGTAGAGGCTGAGATCGCTAGTGAGAATCGGCGGAGCGACCGGTTGGGTTTGGTTCTGGATAGCGATCCACGCCAAACCTCGGCGCAAGGTCAGGAACAGCCGAGTGCAGTGGACGATGCGCCGCCGCCCGCAAGTACGCAAGGAGGAAATGATGCACTTATCAACTGAATTCACCCGCGACGCCGTGCTCGATCTGGTCGAACGGGCCGCGGAACTCGCGCCCAGCAGCTTCAACGCGGAGCGGTATACGGTCGATTGTGTCTTCTCTAGCGGTGCAGCCGTGGAGCGCAGCGACCTGCAGGGACGCTTCCTCGAAGTGTTGGAGATGACGAGCGCCGCCGCCGACCTAAGCGAATTCATCGGTTGCCCGGTTTTGGACGCGCACAACAGAACGTCGTCGCGCTCGATCTACGGCACGGTATCGGCAGCGCGGATCGATAGCGGGCGCGGCCTCGCCACCATCCAACTCTCGCGCACCGCTGATGCCGCCCCGATTGTCGACCGCATTCGCGAGGGTTCCCTCCGCAACGTGTCCATCGGGTACCAGGTCCTGTCCGTACGCGAGGAACGGAGCAACGGCCAGCGCACGCTGGTGGCGACCCGGTGGAAGCCGAAGGAGCTTTCGTTCGTCCCCCTCGGCGCGGACCCGGCGGCGCGGGTGCGCAGCGAGGACGCAGGGCAGATCCGCAGCATGGCGACCATGATGGGTCTGCCGGCCGAGTTCGCCGAATCGCTGGTGACGCGCTTTCTCACGGTGGAGCAGGCGCGTGGCGAGATCCTGACGGAGATGCAGCGGAGCGCGCCGCGCATTAACCCGGTGGCGCCAGCAATCGTTACCCGCGATGTAGGCGAGGGCTTGGCCGAGCGCATCGCCGACGGCGTGCTGACGCGCATGGATCGCAGCCACCAGCCGACCAGCGGGCGTCAGTACACGTACTGCCGCATGGCCGACGTGGCGCGGATTTGTCTGGAGACGCGCGGCCTGAGCACGCTGGGATCGCCCGCGCAGTTGATCGAACGCGCGATGCACACGACCAGCGATTTCCCAAACGTTTTGGCCGAACTGTTCAATAAGAATCTCAGCACCATCACGCGCACGCCTTCGCCGGTAGTGCAGCTGTTCCGCGCGTCTACGGTGGCAGACTTCCGGGCAAAGCATTTCATGGACATCAGCGACGGGCCGCTGCTCGAAAAGGTCAACGAGGCGGGCGAAGTCCACTTCGGCACCATCAGCGACAAAACGCTGGCGTCGTACGCGGCCAGCAGCTATGCCAAGGGATTCACGATCAGCTTTCAGGCGCTGACGAACGACGACATGGGAGCAATTCAGGACATCAGCGCCAAGATGACGCGCGGGGCGCGGGCGTGGTTTGAAGGCTTCCTGGTGGGCATCATCGTCAGCAATCCGCTGCTGGCCGACGGGCAGGCCGTATTCAGCGCAGCGCACGCGAATCTGTCCGCCACGCCTGCTGCGCCGACCGATGCCTCGATCAGCGAGGGCAAGCTAGGGATGCGGCTGCAACAGGACCTGAGCGGCAATCCGCTGAACTTGAGGCCGCAGTACATCTTCCTTCCGGCGGCGCTCGAAACCACCGTCGATCAGTTGCTGGCCACGTTGTATCCGCAGCAGCCCGCCGAGGCCGTGGTGGCCGCGCGCACGCTGACGCCCGTGGTGGACAGCAGGCTGGATCAGAGCGGGCAGACGAAAAGCTGGTATCTGTTCGCCGATCCGGCGACCGCCGCCGTGTTCGAGTACTCCGACCTCGAAGGCTATGCCGGGCCGCAAGTGCAGGCGGCGGAACTCTTCACCAACTTAGGCACCAGCTATCGCGTCGTGTGGCATGTGGGCGCGGGCGCGGTGGACAGCAGAGGAGCGTGGAAGAATGCGGGCGTCTAAAGCAACCGATCCCATCGACGTGCTCCAAGCGCAGGCCGCCGCGCTGGTGAATGCGATTGCCAGCGGCGTGCGCGTGGTCGAGACGCCGCAGTTGGGGCGTGTCGAATTCAACGGCGCGGGCGAACTGATCGCCGCGCTCAACCTGATCAACGGGCAGATCGCGGCGCTTGAGGGCGGGCTCTCGCGGACGCAGCCGGTAATTGCAATGCGCGGTTTGTGGCCGCGCGATATGGAAGGAGGGAATTGGCAATGAAGAATTTTGTCGCACCTGGAAACACGATCACGGTGACCGCGCCCGCCGGGGGCGTACTGAGCGGGCATCTGGTGATCGTAGGCGGCATCATCGGCGTGGCGAATGCGGACGCCGCGGCAGGTGCCGATGCGGAACTCTCCGTCGAAGGCGTGTTCGATCTGGCGAAGACGCCCGCCGACGTGCTGACCGCAGGCTCGACGGCCAAGGTGACTCCGGGCACGGACCTGGTGGGCGCGGCGGGCACGCTGGCCATCGGCTGGATCGTCAAGGCCGCTGCGGCAGGCTCGACTACGGCGCGGGTGCGCCTGACGCCGGGAATTGCCGCCGGCACTGCCGTCTTCGCCGAGGAATCAAGGCACGCCAAGCACTAAAAAGCGAACGAATCGGCCAGCCGACTCTATGTGCGCGCCAACCTGCGGAGTGTGTAGATACCGATATACCATGTAGGGATGAAGAAAAAAAGGGAGCAGATTCTGGTAGGCGCGGGCAATCTCGGCCAGCGCCGCCAGATCTGGTGGATGACCTACTACGATGCGGCGGGCGTCCGCATTCAAAAGAGCACAGGCACGAGAGATCGCGCTGAAGCCGAACAAATGCTGGCGCGGACCACGCTGCCCATCATCGAGGCGAAGGTCGAGCGCTTGAGAGCAATTGCGTATGGCAGGGAAGCAGCAGGACGAAGACGAGGGGCCGATTCAAACCCGGCTCACGCGCCTGCCGCTGCCCGTGGAGGACGCCGCCGATCTGGTGGCGTTCCTGCTAAAGGTCGCAAGAAAGCAGAGGGCCGCGCGTGAAAAGGAAAGCGATTCAAGCCATGACGCCGCCTAGCCGGGTGCTGCGATGCGCTCTGTACGCCCGCATCTCGCCGACCAATGAGAAGGCCACTGAATCCGGCGGATATTCCAACTACAGCATCTCGTCCCAGCTTCACGAGATGACGGAATTCGCCAACGCGCAGGGCTGGCACACCGACCCGAGCTTGCACTTCATCGATGACCGCGTGACCGGAGCCGTCCTGGAACGGCCGGCGCTCGACCGCCTGCGGGAACTGGTCCGCGGCCGCAACGTCGATGTGTTCTTGGCCTTCTCAAGCGACCGCCTCACGCGCGAATTGTTCCACCAGATGCTGTTGCTCGAGGAGTGCGAAAAGCATCAGGTGCAGCTACGCTTCGTCAAGGAAAACTACGACGCCACGCCAGAGGGCAAGATGCTGATGCAGGTGCGCGGTGCCATGAATCAGTACGAGCGGATGAAGATCAAGGAGCGCACCACGCGCGGACGCCGCCAGAAGGCCCGCGACGGCTTCGTGCATTCGGTCGGCAAGCGCTTCGGGTACGTCTATCTGGGCAAGGCGCAGGGCATGAAAGGCGAACTGCGCATCGACGCAGCAGAGTCCAAGATCGTGCGCCGCATTTACGATGAGTGCCTCAGCGGCAAGCGGCTGTACCAGATCCGCGCCGGGTTGAATCGGGACGGCGTCAAGAGCGCCCGGGGCGGATTGTGGAGCCGCCCGGTGATCCACCAGATCCTCACCAACGCGATGTACACGGGCCAGATGCGCGGACCCGGCGGAATCCCGGTCAGGTGTCCCGCGATCATCGGCGAGGAAATCTTCGCGCGTGTGCAGGCGCAATTGATGCGCAACAAGGCCGCTAACGTCGGGCGTCCGACCCGGCAATACCTGCTGACGGGCCACTTGTGGTGCGCTCAGTGCGGGCGGCGCTGCAACACCTTTCCAGGAAGCCGCCCGGAGCCGCACTACCGCTGCGGCAACATCGACCACAAGACGAACGCGCGCGGCTGCGCCGCTCTGGGCGTGCGGCAATCGCGCATCGAAGCCGCCGTCTGGGATGAGACGTGGGGCGCGATCACCGACCCGGAGACGCTCTATGGCCTGATCGAGGCCTACCGCGCCACCTTTGCCGACAACGGAGACGCGCAGCGTGCCGCCGGGCTGGACCGCCTGCGCCGACGGCAGCAACGGGCCATCGAGATGATGAGTAATCCCGACGTGCCTTTCGCCGATGCGACACGACGCCTTCACGAGATCACCGCGGAGATCGCCGCCATCGAGCAGGAAGCGAAACGCGCCGAGGTGTTTCAGATGCCCGCTAAACGCGCCGTAGACGTGTTGGCGCGTGAGATCAAGGCCGGGGAGCCCAAGACCTTCGAGGACCGCCGCGGCGTGCTGCAACGCCTGCAAATCCTGGTGCGGTACGATTCGCGGACCCGCGAGGCCGTCATCGAAGGCAGGTTCACTTTACCGGGGCAAAAGAATTGTCGTAGCGGTGTTGACGGCAATCCCGAGCGACAGGATGAACACTGCCAGCAGCGCAAAGGCCGGCTTACGAACCGCCAGGCGGCAGCCGTAGCCCAGATTCTGAACGAGCATGATTGAACTCCTCGCGCCGAAATACCAGAGTTTATTGTCGCTCTGGCCAAAATGAGCAGAAAGACATCTTACCTCCGAACCGCTCGTCGTCAGAGAAGCCTCGCCACCCTCAAACGGCCATGCCTGCATTATCGGCGGCGTGCTGCCTCATCCGACCGAGCTTCAGTTGATGGGCAGCCTGGATGCAAACTTTGCTATAATTTGAACCAAAGAATGGGGTCGAAATAAAGGAGAAGGCGCAATGAATATCACGTTGGATCTGCCTGAGAATATCATGAAGATCCTGCAAAGTAAGTGCGCCAATTTACCACGCTTTGCCATTGAAAGCCTGGCATTGGAAGCCTATCGCGCCGAGATCCTAACGACCGCCGAACTTCAGGAACTGCTCGGTTACGACAC